TAATTTAGGTGGTTATATAAAGTGTGCATTTTATGTATCTGAATAATATATAAATATATTTAATATAATATATATAAACAAACAATATTAGAACGAAACAACAAAACATAACAGAAAGGAAATAAAACAATATGGAAAACAAAGAACTAAACATAACATATAGACCAATAAAGGAATTAAAACCATATAAGAAAAATGCAAAGAAACATAACAAAGAACAGGTAGAGCAAATAGCCAATAGTATCAAAGAATTTGGTTTTACACAGCCTGTTATAATTGATAAACATGATTATGTAGTAGCAGGACATGGAAGAATCTTAGGGGCAAAGAAAGCAGGATTAAAACAAGTACCTACTGTATGCTTAGATGAACTAACAGAAGAACAAATAAAAGCATATAGGTTAGTAGATAACAAACTGAATGAAAGCGAATGGGATTATAGTTTACTTGATGAAGAAATAGAACAGCTTACAGATATAGATATGGATTTGTTTGGATTTGACTTGGCGGAAGAAATAGAACAAGAAGAAGTAGAAAAAGTGGAATTTGAAAAAAGAAAGATATGCAAAGTAATTGTGGAGTTTGAAAATAAAAAAGCATCAGAAAAACTTTATAAGAAGTTAAGTTCAGAGGGATATATATGCAAGATAAAATAAAAACAAATTTCGGAATATCTATAAATGACGATTGTTTGAATGTTATAAAGAGGATGCCGAGTAATTATGTAGATATGGTATTAACAGACCCTCCATATGGTATTAATTATCAAAGTAATGATAGAAAGGTAAAAATGAGACGAATATTGAATGATGATTGCAATTTTCGTTTTAGTGTATATCATGAACTTAAAAGGGTGATGAAACAAAACAGCGTTGCTTGTTTCTTTTGTTCTTGGAAGAATTTCGCAGATGATTATAACTGTTTAAAAGAAGTTTTCAATATTATAAATGTTCTGATATGGTACAAAGGTGGAGGTGGAATAGGAAACCTCAACGCATTATCAACAGATTATGAAATGTGTATAATATGCGAAAAAGGAAAAACAAAGATAAGGGGGAAAAGGTGTGGTAGTGTTATTAGAATTAATAAAGTACCATCGGAACAAATGAAACACCCAACAGAAAAACCGATTGATTTGTATAGATTTATGATTAGAAAATGGAGTGATAGAAAAAACATAGTTTTTGATTGTTTTGCCGGGAGTTTTGTTAATGCAGTTGCTTGTATTGAAGAAGATAGAAAATACATATGCATTGAACAAGACGAGGAATATTTTAAACAAGGAACAAAAAGAATAGAAAATAAATTATTACAGATAGGAAAGGTTTAGGCACTCATTTAGAGTGCCTGTTTTATTATGTGAATAATTATAAAACAAATTAGAAAAAAGTATTGACATATTAATATATTATGTTATAATAAATATAAGTTAATAAGAGAGAACAAAAAGAAAGGAAGTAAATATCATGTTATACGATGTTGAGGTAAGAGAGAACAATACACAGGAGTTTGATAATTGGGTAGGAGATTATACAGAAGCAGAGACAAAGGAAGAAGCAATCGAATTAGTAAAACAGTGGTTGGTTGATAATGGTTATACAGATGATGTTGAGGAGTTAGAGTTTAATGTTGAAGAAGTTGAACAAAATTAAAAAATATCTGTTGACATAAAGTAATAAAGGTGTTATAATTAAAACAAGTTAAGAGATAGAACAAAAAGAAAAGGAGAAAACAAAATGAAGAAGTTAAACAAATATGATTTTAAGGTAATTGATGAATTTGATTGTAATATCACAAAGAGAGTAGGTATTTATGAAGATGAAAACAAAAACATTCATGTAATAGATGAATTTGATTGTGATATTACAAAAACAGTAAGCGTAAAAAGAATAAATAATGAAATAATGTTTGTTAAGAGGGGGCAAACAAAAATGAAGAGAACAAATGTGGAAATTGCAAGGATGGTAGAGAGTAAAGGATATAACTTCACAGAAGCATTAGAATCAATTGATGCAGGAAGAACACCAGAGGATGAAAAGAAAGAAATTACACAAGAAGAAATTGATGAAATGGTAGAAGCTATTTGTTCAAGTTTTGAAATTGATGTTGAGGGGTAAACAAAAATGAAAGAAGAAAGATTATATGAATTGGCATATGAAGCCTTATCGAATAAATGGGCAAGAGAGTATGATTTCTTGAAAGAACATCCAGAAAATGAAATCTCACAGATTAGAGAAAAGGAATTGTGGAATGAGTTAATAGAACTCGATGAAGAAATGAAATTAAAAGGATGGCGTTAAAATATGGTAATTAATGATTTAATGGATTTAATAAAAAAGCTGTTTAATGATGATTATGCAAACATAGTTATAATTGATTCAAGTAATAGACAAAGACACGAAGCAGAGAGATTGACAGTTAAGGAATTGAAAAAGTATGATATAAATAAAATATATAATATATCGGCAGAAGATGATAAAATATATATTTGTTTTTAATTATAGGAGGGATTGAAAATGGATATAGAAGAAAGAATGTGCAGGTATCCAGAGTATTTTACTAAACAAGGTAAATACATTTGGGAGAATGGTTTGGAAGGGCAAGTGGAAGATATAATGGAGAAGATTCCATGTAGTAGAGAAATGGCAATCGAATATGTTTATTTGATGAATAGAGTATTTAATGGAATTGATTAAATTAATGGTTGACAAACATATATGGTTGTGTTATTATAATCTTGCAAATAGATTTTTCACCTTTATTAAAACCTTGTCGGTGGTATAGGTTAAACCGTCATAATGGGTATTAGCCAAGCGGTAAGGCATAGGACTTTGACTCCTAGATGCGTTGGTTCAAATCCAACATACCCAGTAAGGAAAGTTAGCTCAGATGGTAGTAGCACTCGGCTCATAACCGATAGGTCATAGGTTCGATTCCTATACTTTCCATTTGTAACAAATAAATAAAACATTAATCAAGAAAGGAAACAAAGAAATGGAAGAAAACAAAAACAGAGAAGAAAGAGCAAGAACAGAGAATTATGAAAAAATGACCGCAAAAGAGTTGTTTCATAGATGTTTAGACAAAGGTATTGAATGTCCTATTAAAAAGCCAAGAGAGTATTATCTTGAATTGTTAAAAGGGACTAAAACAAAAGAAGAAGCAAAACAAGATATTATTATCGAGAAGCTTGATAATATTCAGATGCAGAATGGTGTTGTAATGTCAACAATAGGAAATATAATTTTTGTTATGTTAGACAAAAAGGATAAATTAGATTTGAATGTTATACATAGAGCTAGTTTAGATGATTGCATTGCAACTATTGCAGGAGCGTTAAGAAAGATAGAAATGGACACAAGAATGTATACAGAGGAAGAAATGAAACAGAGTGATAAAAAAGCATGTGATATTTTAGATATGATTTTAGATTTATTAAAATAATGCCTTGACAAAATAAAATAATATGATATACTATTAATAGACAGAAAGCAATGTATTAGGTACAATATAAAGTATCATTACATTGCTTTTTGTACTATGTAGAGGTAGGTAGAGAACAAAGATGGATATTGATGTAAAAATATCAGAAAGGTTTTCGTCTTACATCATGGACTGGGATTATGAAAAGTATTTAGTAATTGGCGGTTATGGTAGTGGTAAAAGCCAAGCAACAGCACAGAAGATAGTGTTAAAATTATTACAAGAAAAACGTACCTGTCTAGTTGTAAGAAATGTATTTACAACGATAAAGGATTCTTGTTTTGAGATATTAAAACAAATAGTTAGTGATATGGATTTGTTATCGTTTAAAGACAAAGACAGAAACAAAATAGTGTTTGTTAAGTCTCCAATGGAGGTACGTTTTCCAAATGGTAGTAGAATCATATTTAGAGGAATGGACAATACAGAGAAGATAAAGTCCATACATGGGGTTTCTATCGTGTGGATGGAAGAATGTTCCGAACTAAATTACAAAGCTTATACAGAGATATTAGGACGTGTTAGACAGCCTAATATGACATTGCATTTTATATTAACGTGCAATCCTGTAGGAAGGGAAAACTGGGTGTATGATTTATTTTTTACACATACAGAAAAGAAGGAAGATAAGATTATTAAGAAGACCATACAGGATGAAGAAGAGTTATACAGACGGAAAACATTAGTAAACAAAAAGAATGGTGTTTATTATCATCATAGTACAGTTGATGATAACCCATTCTTGCCGCAATCATATATAGATAATCTGGAAGAATTAAAGTATATTGATGAATCATTGTATCAAGTAGCCAGATTTGGTAAGTTTGGAGCAAACGGAACAAAAGTGTTACCGAATTTTACAGTTGCTACAAATGCAAAAGAATTTAAAGCAGTTGTACATAGGATTCCATCAAAATTTCATTTCTTTGGTTTTGATTTTGGTTTTGAAACATCATTTAATGCACTTATCTCTTGTTGTGTTGATGATGCAGAAAAGGTTTTGTATATTTATGATGAAGTATATATGAACAATATAACTGATGATAGGTTTTCTAAAAGGGATGATGTACAAAAAGTAAAAGAGAGGTCTATTGCATTAGATAAACCAATCGTATGTGATAGCGCAGAACCTAAAACAATTAAGTATTACAGACAAGAGGGTTTCTATGTTAAGAAGTGCAAAAAATACATTGGTAGTAGATTACAGAACACAAAGAAAATAAAGAGGTTTAAAAAAATTGTTTGTTCGCCTCGTTGTGTAAACACAATCATAGAGTTAAAAGATTTAGTTTATGCAAAGGATACAAAGGACGAACCAATATATGACCAATTTAATATTGACCCACACACGTTTAAGAATACCACATCACTAGGCGTGTATAAAAGGATGGAAGAATCGGGGAAAGCTGAAATGCTAATCCGAACGGAAGTTATATGGTGTATGGCTGTATAACACGTGCAACGCATAGGAGCTGAGGAAACAATAATGCTCCCAAGAGCCATTGTAAGTTAGAATAGGAGGTTGCAAGTAATGTATGAAAGAAAGCAAGTAAATACATTAGCAAAGGAATATGAACAAGTATTAGATGTTTATACAGTCGATAAATATGGAAGCGTTTATGGTAATAATGGAATAGAATTAAAACAAAATAACAATAACAAAGGTTATAAACAAGTAAGTTTAAAATTAAAAAACAAAAGGAGATATAAGAAGTGTTTTGTACATAGGTTAGTGGCTTATGGTTTTGTTGAAGGATGTACAATACAAAATAAAGAAGTAGACCATATAGACACAAACAAATGTAATAACAAATGGAACAATTTAAGATGGACTAATAGAAAAGGAAATATGAGTAATAAGAACACAGTTGCTAAGATGTGGAATCAGAATGGAAAGGAATGTTTTGTTTATGATTACAGATTAAATTTTGTTGGAAAGTTTGGTTCTATAGACGAAGCAGAAAAAGCAATAAACAGAACAATACATGGTATTAATACAAGAGTAAAGGAGTATTATGTTTTAGATAGTTCAGACTTAAAGAAAGTTCTGAAAATAAACAGAAAACAAAAACTACAATCCGTAGTTATAACTGACATTGAAACACATAAAAAGTTTTATTTTTATTCTAATAGAGAAGCAAGAAGATTTTTTGATAATAAAGTAAACATAACGCAAGCAATTCAAAAGAATTGGACTGTAAAAGGAAAATATAAAGTTCGTAGTTTAAACTATAAAAAGTTAATAGGTATGCTAGACTTATAGGAATAACAACTATAAGAGGACATGGATAAAAAGCCAAGTCGATATATCGTAGTGCTTTGTGGTATGCATTAGATAACTATACAGTAGCAGATATAAAAGAACAAAAAACAAATAGTAGAGCAGGATAAGGTTTAATGTGAAATGTGGAAAGGAGGACAGAGAAAATGAACAATAGCAAGTGGAATAAAAAAGGAGGTAATATAATATGAAAGATGTGCAACAAAAAAATTGTTCTGCTGGTATACAAACCGTGTTTACTATGTCATTAAGACGTAGCCAGTTTTTGGTTAAGAATTTTACAAATAATCAAATCACAGTAAAACTTGGAGACAATGAATCTTACAGTATAATTGGTGCAGGAAGTTGGGAGCGTGTATTTAATAACATAGAAGATAGAAAAAGTGGAACAAGTGAAGCAACAAACATTGTTAAGGTTACAGCGGTAGAAGAAGGACTCGTTGAAGTTGCTAGTGTTGATTTTTAGGTGATAGCATGATTAAAAATAACAGAAATAATGAACAAATATATGGTCGTAACGATATGATAATGTTAGACCCAAATAACAAAATTTATGGTAGCCTTGGACTCGCTGACAATTATGTTATGAAAACAGAAGAGGGAACAAGATTGGTATTAAACAATCCAAAGCAGGGTAGGTTTGGTGATGTATTAACAGAATTTAATATGTATGGACGTAGTGAACAGTTTTCGACAACAGGTGCTCAATTGCTTAACGAAAATATTGAAATAAAAAGTAGAGGAGTAACTATAAAAATAAATGGTTCAACTGCTACTTTTGAGGGGACTGTTTCTGATGAATCTAATTTTAGAGTTAATTTTCAAAAAAAAATAGAATTAAAACCTGGGAAATATACAGCTAGTTCCTCAAATAAAAAAATATTTGCCGATTTTTCAGTGAAAAAAGCTAATGATGAAGTAATATATAATAGTCATATAGAGATTGACGGAACGGAAAAAGAAGTAAAGGCTAGAGTACTATTTGGGAAAAGACCATCTGCTAAAGGTGATATTATTAATGAAACAACTAATATTATGGTTAACGATGGAGACATAGCACTTCCATACGAACCATACACAGGTGGAAAGCCTTCTCCATCACCAGAATATCCACAGGAGATTAAGAGTGTTGTGAATCCTACAGTTAAAGTAACAAATGAAGATGGAACACAATTTGAAACTGCAAATCTTACATACACGCTCAACGCCATCCCAGTAGCATCTGGAGGAAATGTAACGATTGATGGTCAGCAATGGATTTGCGACGAGGTAGACTTGGAGAGAGGGGTGAAGGTGCAGAGGGTAAAGAGTGTCGACATATCCTCGTTGGACAAATCTTTTTGGATATTTCGTAATGACATTGACGCTAATGTATCTGCGACGAGATATTCAAACGAAGCGGTCATAGTAGATTTCAGAGCTAGAGCACCTGCTATGAGTAACATACTCCCAGAGGGCGTAGGCAATGATGTAAATACATTTAGGCTTGTGGCTACTCCCCTATATTTATATCAATTCAATCTGGACTCTTCTAAATTTCCTACCGTTAAATCATGGGTTGAATACTTGGAAGCTAATACTGTGTTCATTATATATGCTCTCGCCACTCCCATCGAAACTCCGCTCACCCCTGCTGAAATTGCCGCCTTTAATGTATTTACAACATATTATCCAGTAACTATTGTTGAGAATAACTATAGTACATGGATGAAAGCAACATACAAATCCACAGAATCAGTTTAAAGATGGTGATTGTGTAGAATAAACGAAGGGTGGAAAGAACTAAGTGAAGAAGAATTAAAGAAGGAGTAGAAATGATATTTAAGAATAGTAAATTATTTGAATTAAAAAGAGTAAAGGATGTACAAGAGCAGAGTTTAAAAGGTGTACATGATGATTATATGATAGGTTTATACAATGGTTTAGAGTTAGCCGTTGCAATTATGGAAAATAGAAAACCTGTGTATTTATCTTGTATAAAAGAACCAGAACAAATTGAGAATATAGAAAAACAAGAAGTAGGGAGAACTTGTTATAATGGTATTATTGTAAGGAAGGAAAGTTAAGTGATTAAACTTGACAAAACATAACAATAAGTTCTCTTGTATATAAGGTTTATAAATTTTTATGTATAATAGAGGTGCTTATATGATTGATGATAGTCTTATTATTGGATATGGTGTAGTAGCATTGACAGCAATAGTTGGTTTGTTTACGGCACTATATAAACCATTAAATGAAAATACAAAACAAATGACAGAGTTAATAGTTAAGATGGGAAAGCTTACAGAAGAATTAGAGAAACAAAACAGAGATTTTGAAGAATATAAAAAACATGTTAGTAAATCACAACAAAAACAATGGGATGAAATAAACATGCATGGAAAGGAGATTATAGAATTAAAACATGATTTTGAAATGTGTAGACAAGAAAATGGAAAGGAGAATAAACATAATGTTTAAGAATTGTGTATTTAAACCAGATGTGAATACAATTAAGTGGTGTAAGGCAACAGGGGTTAGAGCAATTAAAACAATGGCACAAACAGCAGTCGGAGTTATTGGCGCAGGAACAGTAATTAGTTCTGTAGATTGGAAGATGGTGGTGTCTGCTAGTGTTGTGGCAGGTGTTGTGAGTGTTTTAACAAGTATTGCAGGTATTCCAGAAGTAGGTGTTAATGATGAAAACATTTAGAGCAAATGGCGAAGGAATGAAAATCGTAAAAAAGTTTGAAGGATGTCAGTTAAAAGCTTATAGGGATGAAGTAGGAGTCTGGACTATTGGATATGGCATTACAAATTTTGATAAGAGTATTACAGGCAGAACAATCAAAAGCGGTATGAAAATAACAAAAGATACCGCTAACAAATGGCTTTTGGAATCTTTAAGAAAAAAATATTCGCCTTTAGTTAACAAATATGATAATGTTTATCATTGGAATCAAAACGAGTTTGAAGCACTTGTGTCTTTTTGTTTTAACATTGGAAGTATTAAAACATTAACGGCAAATGGAACAAGAACAAAGAAGCAGATTGCAGAGAAATTGTTATCTTATAATAAGGCAGGTGGAAGGGTTTACAGAGGTCTTACAAGACGTAGAAAAGCCGAAAGAGCATTATTCTTAAAGGCAGTAGAACCAACTACCTATAAGGATGTATTTCCTGTATTGCCGCCAAGAGGATATTTCCAAGTTGGTGATGGATATAAAACATATACAGAATACCCAACACAGATTAAGAGAGTACAAGAACTGCTTAATTGGTTAGTAGATGCCGATTTGAAGATTGATGGTAAATATGGAGAAGACACAGCAAAAGCAGAAGAGAAAGCGCAGAAAATGTTTAAATTAACTGTGAATGGTAAGTTTGGAAAAGCAACATTAAATAAAGCAAAGAAATATAAAAAATAGCAATTAGCACCCTTTGGGGTGCTATTGTAGTATATGGATATAAAAGGAGTAGTAAAGGATGAATATTGATGTAATAGGATTAGAAAAACAAAAGTCGAATGATTGTTTGATTGCCGCTAAAACATTTCCATATTTTATTTTTGGGAATTTTATCAAAGGAGATAGAGGGAACATTTATAGAAATGAGGTCTACGAGTTAATTCAGTATTTTTTAGATTATCAGTGTGGGGCAGATTTCAAGCCAGAGGGGACAAAGGGGGATTATATCCCATCAAATTATAAATTTAAAAAGATAAAAACATTAATTGATAAAGAAGCAAGATTCATGTTTTCGCAACAGCCAGAAATCAAGGTAAAGGCAAGGTTGACAGACGATAAGAGTTTACAGGATGTTGAATATCTGCAAACAGTAGTAAATGAGGTACTAAAAAATAGTGGTTTCTCAAATCTTTTGTTACAAAGTGCAAAGGATTGTTTTATTGCTAAAAGGGTAGCCGCATTGGTAGACTATTCAGAAGAGGACGGAATTGCAATTCATTTTTATAATAGTTTGCAATTTTATTATGAATATCAGTATGGAACAAATAAGCTAATCAAATTTGTTTCGTTTGAATGTGTTGAACAGGATATAACAGTGGGAGGTTCATTGTATTTGGTGAATGAATATACCGTTCGCAGTGGTGCTGTTTATATGAGTTCCGCGATTTACAAAGGTTCGGGGGTTTTATCGGAGAAGTTAATTGAGGAACATAAAACAGATTTAAAACAAATACCCGTGGCAATTATTATTAATGATGGAACATTAATGAATAAAAGAGGTATGTCAGAGGTTAGACAGTTAACAGAAGGAGAAGCAACTTACAGCAAGTTAGCAAATGCAGATGTGGATTGTGTTAGAAAGGGAATGAATCCGATTAGATATACTGTAGATATGAATAGAGAGACAACAAAGAATCTTAGTTCTTCCGCAGGCTCTTACTGGGATTTAGAACATAATATGAATTTGGATGAACCGACTCCAATGATTGGAACATTGTCACCCGATATGGGGCATACAGAAGCATTAAAAAATACGCTTGACAGAATTAATTCTGAAATGTACAATGAACTTGATATTCCAAATATTTCAGAGGAAACATTAGTGGGAACAATTACAAGTGGTAAATCAATCAAAGCGTTATACTATTCTTTGATGGTTCGATGTGATGAAAAATTTAAAACATGGAAACCCGCAATAGAAAACATAATAAAATTTGTTTTGGAAATTGTTTTATTAAACAAAGACATGACAAAAACAATTTATGAGATTCCACAGTTAAATGATGTTGAATATGATATTGTAATCAATGAAAAATATGCATTATTGGATGATGAATTGGAAGAAAAGTCTTCTGATATGGAAGAGGTGCAAAATAATTTACGTTCCGTAAAATCATATCTGAAAAAACATAGACATGAGGATTTGATAACCGACCAACAGATTGATGAAGAAATTTTACAGATTGTCTATGAAAAGAGTATGTTTGATGGAGCGATTGCAAATCCTGTTTTAGAAGATAAAACACAGGAAGAGGGAGCAGACATTGAAGTAAATAAACAAGTTGAAGAAGAAGAAATAAATCAGAAATTGGAAGAATAGTTATTGACAAATAATAAAAGTTGTGTCAATATATAATTACAAGAAAGAGGAAACAAAAAGAAGGAGGATAGTAAGATGAAAAAATATCGAATATTGGTGTATGAAAATTTGTCAATTGGATATTGTTATCTAACGGAGGAAATTGTTGAAGCAAAGACAGAGAGTGAAGCAATTAAGAAAGTCGAATTGATATTGTTTGAAAAAAGATACATAGATGATGTTAGTGGGTTAGCTTATAAAATAATTAAAGTATCATAAAACATACAGAGGTGATGCAGATGGTTAAGTTTAGCTTAAAGTCAGCGGAAGAAATTAGAAGAACACTAACAAAGAAACAGGAAAAACAAATATATCAACTTTATTTAGATATGTATAAAGATGTGTCTAAGAAACTAAAGAAGATAGGTAAATATAGCAAATTGGAAAAAGTCCAGTTAATTATGTTAAAGCGAGAGATAGAACAACAGATAAAACAAATTGATAAGGAATTGAAAACAGGAATAAAAAACAGTGTTAGAGATGCATCAAGGGTGGTGGTAGAAGATACAAGAAAATTTTTAAGCAAATGTGGGTTTAAGGATATAGAACAAGCTTTTTATTATGTTCCAGATACGATTGTAAAAAGAATAGTTTCTGGTGATGTATATAAAGGAAATTGGACGTTATCTAAAGCCATATGGGGGCATACAAGAGATTTTAATGCAAAGCTAGATAGAATCATAGCGAATGGCACAAAGTATGGTAAAAGTGCTTATGAGATTGCTAGAGATTTAGAGCAGTATGTTAACCCACAACAGGCAAAGAAAAGCAAAGCAATCAAGTTTCAACAATATAAAAGAGATAGCAAGGGTAAATTTGTTTTAGATAAAGATGGAAACAGAATACCAGAAGGAAGACAGAAAACATTTTATTTTGGAAACGTGGATTACAATGCACAAAGGTTGGCTAGAACAATGATAAGCCATGCATATCAACAAAGCTTTGAAATGGTAAATAAAAATGACCCATTTGTAAAAGGGTATATATGGCATAGTTCGGGGCAACATGGTAGAACTTGTCAGCTGTGTTTAAGCCGTGATGGAAGGCTATTTCAGAAAGATGAATTGCCACTAGACCATCCAAATGGTATGTGTACATTTGAAGCATATATACCAGATGATATGAATACAATAGCTGACAAAATAGGTAAATGGTATAGTTCACCTGTAGGAACATATCCAGATATAGATAAATATGCGTTAGATTTTATGGGAGAATAAAAGATGAATACAAATGTAGAGTGTGATAAGTGTAGACATAATAACGTAGTTGGAAAAGGAAATCTAAAACAGAAGAAAGTAGTTGTTTACGAGTATGGGAAAAGGAATGTTTTAAATATAATATATTTTGTTTGTTTAGAATGTAAATCAATCGTAGTTGTACAGATTGATAATGAAGAAACATTAAAAATAAAAGAAGCATTATCAAGAACAATTATGCAGGCAGTAGAAACAAAAAGAAATGGTGGTAAGGTAGGAAAGAAATTAAATTCTAAAAGAATTCGATTGACAGAATCATTAGATAAAAAGAGAGAAAAATTATTAGAAAAATATAAAAAAGAAGTGGAAAAAGTATTGACAGAAAATTAAAGAGGTGATATAATATGAGAGTAATATGTGATGGGTGTAAGAAAGAGTTTAAAATTAAACTCAAAAACAAAAAGGTGGGAGAATATAAGATAACCTATTTTAGGTGTCCAAAATGTGGAAGAGAATACACTGTAACATATGACAATAATAAAACAAAAAATTTGAGACTGAGAATTAAAACAGTCTTGGAAACACTGAATCATAATCCCGATGAAAGTGTAAGGATGAAAAAAGAAAGAGAACGAGCTTTTCTTGTGGAAATGTTGAAACAAGAGGAAGCAAAAATAAAAGCAAATATAAAAAAGGAGAATGATGATGGAAGAAAATAAAACAAATCCAAATGAAGAGACAAATACAGAAGAAAACAAAACAGAAGTGAATACAGAGCAGAAAGAAAACAAAATCGAAACAAATAAAATTAATGTTGAGGAAACAAAGAAGCAGGGTGTAAATGAAATCTTAGCCGCTTTAGGTGTGGACAGCAAAGAAGATTTACAGACGATTGTGAGCAAATATCAGCAAGAGCAGGAAAATAAAAAGACAGACTTAGAAAAAGCAAATGATTCTAATAAAACTCTTACAAAGAGACTTGTTGAGGAAAAGGAGCGTGCTGATATTGCAGAAGCGAAGCTTGCCGCTATTACGTTAGGAGCAAAGCCAGATTTAGTTGATGATTTAGTGATTGTTGCTAAGTCAAAGGCAACAGAGGATAAAAAGATTCTTGATGTTATCGAGGAAATCAAAAAGAGTAACAGCGGTTCTGTTTATTTTGTTTCGGAGGAAGAAAGGAAAGAAGATAAAAAAAATAGAAGAACAGTAACAAGAACAAATTCAAAAATGCAGGAGGAAAAACAGAAGGAAGAAAAAGAAGAGGGAACAGAGGGCAGTCTTGCAAAGAGATTATTTGCAAGAAAACAAACAACAAAAAATAGTTATTTTTCACATAGTTAGGAGGGTAAATAAAATGTTTAATCAAACAGGAATTAAAACAGAAAAGTATGGAAATATTACGCAAATTCTTAAAAATGTAGAATTGCAAGAATCAGTTGGAGTTGTTGTTGATGATTCAGTGGCAACGGCTGACAGTTTAGGAAGAAAGATTGTTAAGGCAGGCACACCATTAACTGGTGACCTTGATAACAGAACAACAGCGTTCACAGCGGCAAAAGCAGGTTCTTCTACTGAAAAGTCTGATGCAGTAGGGGTTCTTCTGCATGATGTGGATGTAACAATAGGGGATGCAAATGGAACGCTTTTGATTTTTGGATTTGTTAATACAAACCGTATTGATACAACAACAAAAGCAAAGATTACAGAGCAGGTAAAAGAAGCATTACCGATGATTAAATTCATCGCTTGTTAGGAGGAAATAAGATGTCAATTTTTGATTTAATTATCAGTGGCGAGATTGTCGCTTATTGGGAATTATTACAACAGAATTTAGAGCCTTACATGGGGCAGGAGTTATTCCCAAATAACAAAAAGTTAGGATTAAAATTACAGTGGTTAAAAGGTGCAAAAGGTTTACCGATTGTTTTAAAACCAAGTGCTTTTGATGCATCTGCAATTCCAAGACCAAGAATCGGATTTGAGAAATTATCCGCAGAAATGCCATTTTTTAAAGAATCAAAATATGTTGATGAAGAAATGCGGCAGGAGTTAAACAAAGTCATTGAAACAGGAAACCAGAGTATTATTGATTCTATTGTTAATATGATTTTTGATGATGAAATGGAATTGTTAAAAGGTGCGGCGGCACAGAGAGAGCGTATGAGAATGATGGCTCTTACAACAGGTGCTATTGCTATGGAGGGTAATGGACAGGTTTATGAGTATGATTATGGTATGCCAGAAGACCACAAGAGTAATGTAACAAAAGTTTGGAGTGACCCTTCGGCATCAATTCTTACGGATATTAGAACAGCAAAGGATAAGATTCTTGAGGATACAGGGGTTGAGGTAACAAGAGCAGTTACTTCGTCAACCGTTATGGGATATTTCAGAAAGAATACAGAAATTAAGAAATCAATTTTTGTTCTTACAGATGGAGAAGGTTTTTTATCAGATGCGAAAATCAAGCAGTTTATTCTTGATGAATTAAACATTGAAATTGCAATTAATGATAAGAAGTATGTTGATGAAAGTGGAGCTGTACAGAGATATGTTGACGATGATGTTTTTGTTTTATTCCCAAGTGGAAATTTAGGACAGACATGGTTCGGAACAACACCAGAAGAATCCGACCTTATGTCTTTAGCGGCTTCAAATGTTAAGATTACTGATACAGGAGTTGCGGTTACAACAATGGCAAAGGAAGACCCAGTAAATGTGGAAACAAAAGTTACACAGATTTGTTTACCAGATTTTCCAACAGCCGACCAAGTGTTTATTTACTCCGTTGACCAAGTTTAGAAAGGGGGAGTAAAAAATGTTTGTAACAATTAGAAAATCAACAAAACCTAATATGTTAAAGGTTACTATGAAACAATATGAAAACAAATACAAAAGATTAGGTTACATGATTGTTGGTGGTAGCATGAAGACAGAAGAAGTGGAAGAACCAGAGCATGAAGTTGTTGAGCAAAATATTATCGAAGAAGATTCAGAAGATATTGAATCTATTCCGATTAGTGAAATGAATAAAGAACAGCTTATGAGGTTTGCAAAGGTTCATAATATAAATACAAAGAGTGCTAAAAATGTAGCAGAAGCAAGAAGAATTATTCAGAGAGCAGTTAAAGAGGCAAAAATGTAAAAAGGTTGTGTGTTTATGGATGCACTGAAAGAGTTAAAAATGAATGTAAGGGAAAACATAATCCCTTACTTTTCTGATGAAGAATTAGTTTATTATTTAGAAAAAAACAATGGGGACGTAAGAAAGGCAAGTTATGAGTGTTTAATTTTAAAAGCAGAAACAACAGGGTTAGATGTTAGTGGAGTCTCAACAAAAGACTCTTCTTCTTATTTTAAAATGTTAGCACAGAAATATGTAACACCAAACACAGGTACATTGTTATGAGAAATTTAAAATTTGAACTATATAAGATTGCAAGAGAAATAAAAATGCATGGAGAAACATATCACATAAACGAATTAGTTTGTGATGAATATGGAAAGCCAACAGGAGAACAAAAGAGTATCGTTGATGTAAGAGGACTTTTTCACACATCAAAGGGTTATATAACAGAAAACATTTCAGATGGAACAAAAACACATTCAAAAGGTCAACCATTGTTATTATTAAAGTATGAGGATTCAGAACCTATACAGAATGGACATATCTTAGAGATTGGTTCAAATAGATATAAGGTTGTTGAGAAAAATAACATACAGCTATATAATATTGTGTGCGACATATCATTGGAGTTGGTTGTTAATGGTAAGAATTAAAGCAGACGAGTTGTTAAACAATTTAGCACAAGCACAAACAAAATCGCAGATTGCTATAAAAATGTTTGCAACAGAGGGAGCAAAAAAGTTTCAAAACTATGCAAAGACACATAAAAGATGGACAAATAGAACAGGTCATGCAGTACAAAGGTTAACAGGTTTTGTTGAAACAGGGAGCGACAAAACGAGAATTTATATCAGTCATGGTGTTGATTATGGAAAGTGGTTAGAATTGGCACATGAACGTAGATATGCAATTTTACAAGAAACAGTGCAGAACGTAAGCCCAGAAATTTTAAATGGATTTACAAGGCTGTTAGGACATTTGAGGTAGAAGATGGCAAAAGAAGTGTCAAAACAAATTTATGATTTATTAAAACAAAATAATTTTGATGTGTATTTTCCATCACAACATAAAGGAGACTGTATATCAAAATATGTCGTTATAAAACATGATGGAGCATATCAGCCATTAACAGTTTCGTCTGAAAGACCAATTTACACAATTATGTGTTATGTTCCAGAACAGAGTTATTCAGAGTTAGAAAGTTTTGTTCTGGAAATAAAGAGAACCATGAAGAGCGTTTTTCCATTAGTCATGTATGCAGGAAATGAAACACCAAGCTATTATGATGATAGTATCAAAGGGCATATGATTAGTTTCCAATATTATGGCACAAGAAAGATTGAGAATTGGAATTTGTAAGGAGGGAAAGGCATGGCAACAAAGAAAGCCGCAAATGGAATCCCAACAATAGACGTATCGCTTGTTGTCGTTAGAACAACAGCAGTCGAAATTGCAGTTGACACAGCTAATAAGATTGCAGTTGAAGCACAGACAGAGGAAAGTGATGCAATAAAATTAGTTAAGTTGGGAAAATTGATTGCACAAAAACCGGCAACAACAACAATTACAGGGCATACAATTACGTTAACGGATAATGTGTTTATTCCCGATGTTGTTAAGATTTTTCAAGGTGGAACAGTTGGAGATAGTTCAGACGGCTATCCAACATATGAGCCGCCAGCCGCAGGAAGTACAGATAAAGGGGAAGTATTTGATTTAGATTGTTATTCCGCAGTCTATGACAGCTCTGGACAAATTGTTAAGTATGAATTAATTACTTATCCAAATTGTCAAGGAACGCCAGTTGTTTTGAACAGTGAGGACGATGTATTTAGATTACCAGAATATACAATCAATTCAGCACCAAAGAAAGGTCAAGCACCATATAAGATTAGTTATGTGGATGAATTACCAACAGGGTTTGCAACGGCATCTGATACAGGTACAAGAAGTGCTGAACAAAATTCCCCTATTGTTATGAGCGGTAGGAGTTCAACAGAAGTTTCAAAATTAGATTAAGGGAGTAAGAGAGAATGGCAGTAGAAGTAAATAGAGAACAGTTAGCGATAACAAGTATTGAAGAATTAAAACAGTATGCACAAGGCGAGGTAGTTACTTTACCACCCTTTGCACCGACACAGCCGTTTGTTGCAAAACTTAAAAGACCATCACTCTTGGCAATGGCTAAGAATGGGAAAATTCCGAATGAATTATTAGTTAAAACTAATGAATTATTTATGAATGATGGTACAGCGGTAAACGCTTCTGATGATAATATGTTAAAGGAAATCTTTTCTGTTATTGACACAATAGCAGGAGAAGTGTTCGTACAACCAACATATGAGGAAATCAAAGAAGCAGGTATTCAGTTGACGGATGAGCAAATGTTGTTTATTTTTAATTACACACAGACAGGGGTAAAGAATTTAGAAAATTTTCGTGAAGACTAGAAACGTCGAAAACGTAATTGTAATTGCAAAAGAATTTGGTTGTTTGCCAAGTGAGGTAATGTCTATTAAAGATGAATACACAGCATATTGTTTTAATGAAGCCTGTATTAATGTTTTAATGCGGATTAAAAATAAAGAGACTCCGCATTGGATAACATTAGATAGTGGAAAAGAAAAAGAGAAAAGCTATACAAACTTTTCTGATTTTTACAAAGACATATAGGAGGAATAAGCATGGCTTTGAACATGGGTTCAGCGGTTGCTTTTCTTGAACTTGACACAAGCAAATTTAAAAGTGGATTTAAGTCCGCAATTAGTGATTTAAAGGTGTTTCAAGCAAGTGGAGCAACAACGGAACAAAAGTTAAAAGGTTTGAGCAGTGCATTTTCCACAGTAGGGGGAGGGTTAACAAAAGGTTTGACTCTCCCTCTTGTTGGTGTTGGGGCGGCTTCGGTTGGTGTAGCAACTAAATTTGAGAGTGCTATGTCACAGGTTGCGGCAACAATGGGAATCACGACTGAACAAATTAAAAATGGAAATAAAGGTTTTGAGAACTTACAAAAGACGGCTTTGAACATGGGTGCTACAACAAAGTATACAGCTAGTGAAGCCGCAGAAGGATTAAATATATTAGCACAAGCAGGTTTGTCGGCAGACGAGTCTATTAAGGCAATCCCAACAGTTTTGAGTTTGGCATCGGCAGGAGCAATGAGTCTTGATAGTGCGGCAACGTATGTAACGGCTTCTGTAAAAGGTTTCGGAGATTCGATGGATAATGCTCAGAAATATGCTGATTTGATGGCAAAGGGAGCAACTTTAGCCAATACTGATGTTAGAGGACTAGGAGAAGCTTTATCTGGTGTTTCGGCTACAGCAAATAATTATAAGCAAAGTGTTGACAGCACAACATTAAGTTTGTTAAGATTAGCTGAACAAAATATAACAGGTGGAGAAGCATCCACGATGTTAGCCAGAGCAATGGCAGATATTTATACTCCAACATCAAGGGCAAAAAAGGCATTAGATGAACTGGGAATATCCGCATATGATGGTTCGGAAAAAGCTAGAGATTTTAATGACATTGTGGATGATTTATCAAAAGCATTTGCAGGTATGTCTGATGAAGAAGCAAACGCAACAAAGAATCAAATATTTACAACATATGGCATGAACGCCTTTAACAAAATGACAGCGGCAACAACAGAGACGGTGGATAAGTTTAAAACAGGGTTAAAGGATGCGACAGGTTCAGCGGCACAACAAGCAGAAACACAGTTGGATAATTTAAAAGGTTCTTTAACATTATTACAATCCGCATTAGAAGGAGCAGGCATTGTAATAGGTCAAAGATTGACACCATATATCAGAAAGTTAGCAGATGGTATTAATGTGTTAGTAACTAAATTTAATAATTTGACAGATGCACAACAAGATATGATTGTTAAGATTGGATTAGTTGTGGCGGCTATCGGGCCAGTTATGCTTATCATGAGTAAATTGTTTAAATTTGTTTCGATGGCAGTAACAGCTTTCAAAACATTTGGAACAACATTACAAACAATAAAAGCATCAATCGACCTTGTGAGAGCAGGCTATGCAGGTTTGGCAATGCAAATGGGTGGTATTCCTGCAATCATATCAAGCCTTATGGCAGGATTTAGTGGGATGCTAGTTCCTGTTCTTTCAGTTGTCGCAGTTATCGGAGTGTTGGTTGCGGCTTTTGTTACATTGTGGAAAACAAATGAAACATTTAAAAATAAAATAGTTTCTGTATTTGATGAAGTTAAAACAAAAATAGGTGAGTCGATAAACAGTATAAAAGAAACATTATCTAATTTGAATGTAGATTTTTCGGGAGTAATTAATGTTCTCAAGTCGTTATGGGTAGGGTTTTGTAACATAATAGCACCTTTATTTACAAATGCTTTTCAAGGGGTGGCGACAGTAATAGAATCTATTATGACGATTATTGAAGGAATTGTGCAAACAGCCGTTGGAATTATTAATGGTGATGTAGATTTGTTTACAAAAGGAATCGGAACAATATTCAGCGGATTGCTGACAGGGATAACAGGATTGGCAAGTAACATATTGTCATTAGTTGGAGAACTCGGAGCAAACATATTGAGCGCATTAGGTTTGGAAGATATAGCAGAGGTATTTCAAACATTTTTTGAAACAATATCCGAAATCTTTGAACAAATACCAGAGGTAGTAAGTAGTACATTTGAAATAGTCGGGGGATTTTTTACAGAAACCTTACCAGAATTTATTGATTCGGCAGTTGAAACAATACAAGGATTTGCAGACAATGTAGTGACATTTTTCACAGAAACAATTCCCGAAGCATTTAATAGTTTTGTTGAGTTAGTCGGAGGAATTGTTGACAGCTTCATTAAATTTTTCACAGTGACAATACCAGAAGCGTTTATGAATTTTGTAACAGTAATATTGCCAAATGCAATAAATAGTATGATAACATTTTTTAATCAGATACCATATTATTTGGGTTATGCGATAGGACTTGGAATTGGTTATATAGCTAAATTTGCATTAGGCATATATAATTTTGCAACAGTACAATTACCACGCTATATAGCGGCTATTATTAAATGGTTTAGTCAGTTACCGTCAAAGATATGGATATGGTTAACACAGGGTATTCAGAGGATAACACAATTTGCAACACAGGTGGGTCAAAAAGCACAGAAAGCAGGTAGTGCATTTATAACAGCTATCATACAGTGGTTTACACAGTTACCAAGCAAGGTTCAAAATTTTTTAACAAAAGCTATTCAGAATGTAACAAAATGGGCGGTAAACATGAAAACAAAAGCAATTCAAGCAGGACGAAGCTTTATCAATGGGGTTGTGAATGGTATTAAGAGTTTGCCTAGCAAAGTACAACAAACTTTGTCAAATGTTATTAATAAATTAACTTCTTGGGTATCTAAGATGCACAGCAAAGGTGTACAGGGTGCAAACCAATTAAAGAGTGGTGTTGTAAACACAGCTAGGTCAATACCTTCGCAAATGGTTTCCATTGGAGCAAACATTGTAAACGGTGTTTGGAACGGTATTCAGAGTATGAGAAGTTCTTTTGTTTCAAGAGTGAGAAGCTTTTTCAAAGGAATAGTTGATGGAGCAAAATCCGCATTAGGCATTCATTCGCCATCAAAAGTGTTTGATGAACAAGTCGGACAGAACATAGTTAAGGGTGTTATACAAGGTGTAAATAAACAAAAGAAGAACGCAAAGAAAAATGCACAACAGTTAGCAAAGTTGTACATTAGTGCAGGAAATAAAAGATTAAATGAGTTAAAGAAGCACAACAAATATAGTTTGCAGTTGGAAATAAATTTCTGGGCAAAGATGTTAAAACAATCTAAGAAGGGAACAGCAAAGTATAAAAAGATAAGTGCAGAATTAAGTGATGCAAAGAAGCAACGAAACAAAAAAATAAAAGCACTTGACGAAGAGTATGCAAAAAATGTTAAGGAAGTACAAACAAAATTAAATGAAGATATTCAGAAAGTTATGTCTGAATATGATAGCGCAGTAACATCAAGAGCAGAGCAAATAAACAGCCAGTTGTCATTGTTTAAAAAGTTTGAAAGTCAATCAAAAAACACAAAGCAAAGTTTGGTTGATAATTTACAGAGTCAAGTTAGCGGATTAAAGGATTGGGAGAATACATTAGAGTCTCTTAGAAAGAGAGGGGTTGCAAAAGGTCTTATTGAGGAATTACAAGAAGCAGGTGTGGATTCTTTAGCAGACATTAAGCTATTAAATAGTATGACAGATACAGAGTTGGATAAGTATGTCAGCCTGTGGAAAGAAAAGCAACAGTTAGCAACAAAAGAAGCAGTTAGAGAAATAGATAAAACAACATATGTAAATCAGATTAAGGCATTAGTAAATAGTGCAGGTGAGGAACTTGATAGGCTAGAACAGACATATAAAAATGATTTAAAAAAAATAGGTGTTGGAGTTAAAGATACATCAAAACAAATTGGACAGAACATTGTAGATGGATTGAAAAAAGGAATGAAGTCAAAATATCCAGATTTTTTAAAGTATGTCCAAAAGGAATTTGATAAAATAACAATAACGGCTAAAAAGACATTAAAGATTAAATCCCCATCAAGGGTATTTGCAGAAATTGGCGGTTTTATTGCACAGGGAGTTGGTGTTGGACTGAAAAATGAAATGCCAAAGGTAAATGAACAATTAGGAACAGAATTAGATAGGTTGTCAGATGTTGATACAAAACAAATCAATGTAGGTGTTTCTTTTGAGGTTTATAAAAATGAATTTAGCAAAATTACTGATTCTGTATTGACAAGTATGCAAAGTTTTGTTATAATAATGAAAAATACATTTGAGACTATGTTAGATGGTCTTGGAAGTATAAAAGAGGACATGGCAGATATTCTGGAAATGTTAGAGCAATTAAATGAAATGAATAACGCAACATTTGAAAGAATAAGCGACCAGAGAGAAAAAGTAGATAAAACAAAAGAACAGGGAACAGATAAAACAGATAAAGGGGGAGATACATTTAATTTCTATAACACAAAGCCAAACCCATATGAGTATTCAAGGCAAATGAAAAAAGCCAAAAAAGAATTATTATATGGTGTTTAGAAAGAGGTGATATTTTGATAAATGAAATTGTTATAGAAAACAAAAGGACAGGAGAAAACATAACAATAAATAAAGATGGCTCAACAGGATTTGTTATTGATGAAATGGATTGGGATACTCCGTCCATTTCTAATGAATCCTATAGAATACCATTTCAGATAGGCGAAACAATATCTAGCACAGTTGTTGGCATACGAAAACCGAAGTTAACTGGTTATGTAGTATCAAACAAATTAATGCCAATAGGAACAACATGGGAGAATTATTACAAAGAACAAGAGAAAGACATAATAGGTTTTAAAACAAGATTGAATAGATTTCTAAATATCTATGATGATTATGAGATAATTGCAGGAGATTATTATTTAAAATGTCGATTAAATGAACCAATAAAGTATTCTGTAAAGGAAAGCGAAAATAATGAGGTTTTATGTTTGTTTACAGCAGAATTCACCTGTTATAACCCTATGTTTTTTGAAGTTGAAAGAAGTAAATCAGAGTTTGGACATATTGATAAAAGATTTCATTTTCCACTGACAATTCCGCAAGAAACAGGTATAATAATTGGTGTGGAAGAGTTGTCGGTAACAAAAACAATAGAAAATACAGGGGATGTAAAAGCAGGATTTGTAGCAGTAATGAAAGTTATAAATGGAGAAGTAAAACATCCAGCACTAAGAAATCTCACAACAGGAGAACAAATCAAGGTGTTTGATTCAGTTGTTGTTGATAGTTTTGAAACGGAAGATTATATTGTTATTAATACAAATAATGGAGAAGAGGACATTTATTATTATGATTCTTCCGAAGGGAAAACAAAAGACTTAATAGGAGAAATAACACTAGATAGTGTTTTCTTCCAGTTGCAAAAAGGTGAAAATATTGTTATGTATGAAGTTGATGATAGCTCAACAGGACAGCTAGAAGTTACTTTATATTATGACAATCAGTATTTTAATATTGGAGCAATGTAGTTATGTTGTGGATATTTAATGAGAATTTAAGAAGAGTTGGTTCATTGCGAAAATATGAAATGGCACAGTGGAACAACAAATTTAGAGATATTGGAACTTTTTCTATTAATGCAAGATATGTTGATGAAAATTTGTTTCTGTTGGACAAGACAAAAACATATTATGTTTTATTGTATATGTCAAATGATAAAACAAAAAGCGATAGTTGGAATACCTTGCATAATGTATTTGGAAAAATTGAAAAAGTTTCAAAAGAGAATGAAGAAGATGCAGATTATCCTTCGACAATAAAAATTGAAGGAAGATTGATGCCATTTTTATTTTCCAAGAGAGTAATTGCAGGTACTTTTGATTATAAAAATACGGAGCTGATAGCATATGTTACAGATTTAATAACAAGGTGTTTTGAGAAGAATACAGAGCGTTATGTTGATATGAATATAAGTTATCAGAAAGATAATAAAGTGTATGAGGACACACTTATAACAAAACAAATAACAGGCGGTCAGTTATGGGAGGAAATGTCTGATTATTTTGAACAATATAAATTAGGGATAGTTATTGCACCAAAAATAAATAAAACATTTGAATTGTCAAGTGTATATGGAGAACATCTTTCGGGATTGTCAAATGTAGCAGGTTTTGAAGTGCTAATAAAAACAGGAGTGGATAGGACAAGAGGTAATGGATTAAACACAGTTATATTTTCTAAATCATTGTCAAATATAAAAAGAGCCAGTTATTCCTATGACTCTGAAAGCGATATGAATGTGGCTTATATTGCAGGAGAGGGAGAAGGAGCAGAGAGAAAATGGTATGAGATTCAAAAGGATTCAGAAAACAAAAAGAGTGCATGGAACAGAGAAGAATTATGGATAGATGCAAGAGATATTCAGAGCGAAGGCGAAGATGATACCACATTGACTGATGAAGAATATGACAAATTAATAGAACAGAGAGCATATGAAAAGTTTCAAGAAAATGCTGTTATGGACGAATATTCGGCAACAGTAAATGAGCATAATCAAAGATATGTCTATATGAGAGATTATGATTTAGGAGACTGGGTGACAATACAAGACAGGGATTTGGGTATTGAAATAGATGCTCAAATTGTAGAAGTTACTACAACGCTACAAAATAATGAAACAATAAATGATATAACATTTGAATATGGAAAAGCAAATAAAATAGAAATAAAAGACATAAGAACAATAAGTGCAAGTGTAGAGGAAATTAGTAATAATATAAAGTATATTGATAAAAAGATTTCTGATTTATTAAACATGTTTTATCCAGTTGGCTCGGTATATGAAACAATGGATTCAAGTTTTGACCCTAATGAAAAGTGGGGTGGAACATGGGAACGAATTAAAGGTAGGGTGCTTGTTGGAGTCGATGAAAATGACAGTGATTTTAATACAGCAGAAAAAACAGGTGGAGAAAAAACTCATACACTGGTTGTCAGTGAGTTGCCACAACATACACATGCTAACTATGCGAAACGTACAAATATAACAATAAATAATAGTGGAAATACTCATGTAACGTGTCATAGCTCTAATAGTGGGGCAACAGTTGGTCATAATATCGGAAGCACAGGAGAAGGGGTAGCTCATAATAATTTACAGCCATATATTACTTGTTTTATTTGGAAAAGAATAAAATAAAACTTGACAAAATTACAATATACTATTATAATAAAAGAAAAGAGAAAGGAGAACAAAATGGCAGAAAGAAGTGGATTTTTTAATGCAAGGTTACAAGATGGTGCATATGATAGAACATATCAAGCCGAAGATTTTGCAGATTGTTTAAGTTTGTTTATTCCGAATGGAATATATGTTGAGGATTCTGAAACATTAACAGGAACGATTGACAAGACAACAGTGCAAGGGTTAAAACCATATGCAAGCGGAACGAGTCTTTTTATTAAGGAGGGAAAGGCATTTATTAATGGGTATTGGTATATACTCGATGAACAGGACTTGGAAATATCTTTAGCTGTTAATACAACAAAAGCAATCGCATTAATGTATGTTGCGGTTGACAGAAGAATAAGAGTAGAATTGTTTGATTTAGTAGATGGACAGCCAAGTGTTCCAAAAACAGATGCACAATACGGAATTTTATTAGGGACTGTTTCTTATACATCAGATAGTGTGTCAGTAACAGATTTGAGAGAAGATTTTATGGTTGGCTCTCCAAAAAGTTTACAAACAATAGCAAATCAAGCACAACAAACTTTAAGAGAGCTTAAAAGTTCTATGAGTAAATTAACACCAAAGGATTGGCAAAAATATTACAACCGTTCTAGCAAACTCTTTACAGAAAATGCAAATGGAACGGCATATATTGTTTATGTCAGTATATTTGAAGAGAGTGTTGATGAATTTACAATAGAATGTTTATATTATGATTCAGACGAAGATACATTTCTACCAATACCTTATGTAAATCCCAATGATTTTGGTAATGTAACAATTAAACAATATTTTACATATCAGATAACGACTAACTCGAAGGGATACGTTACAGCAAGAATAACAATTAGTAAGGAATTATATAATTTTATGGAGAACAACACAACTGGAAGGTTCTTAAGGTTTATATTTAGAAGATATGCAGATTAGAGGTGAGTTTTATGGATGATAAAACAGTGAGTAAAGTACTGTTGGACGTACAGAAAGAATATGCAAGGTCTAACAAAATAAAAGATAAAATTATTATGTTATTAATTGTTTTGATGTTTGCAGAAGCAGTTGTTGGGTATTCTGGTTTTGTTTATTATGAATCACAGTTTGAAACAACTACAACAGAAAAGATTGAGGTTGGAACAGAGGGTGAAAATGCAAATGCAGAGTACAATGATAATGATGTAAGCGGAAATAAGTATAATGGCAACGCAGTTCATAATGAAAAGAAATAGGAGGATAAATTATGGCTAAGGCATATGTTAAGGTGACAAGAACAATAACAAGAAGAAGAGTCGGAGAAGGTAGTGGAAGAAAGACAGGTAAAAGCACAACGGGGCAAAAGCGTTGCCCTAATTGCGGTAAGTTTATGAAATAGGGGTGGTGGCATGAACAAAGAAAATGCCTTGACTCGAAAGAAATTAAAGCAAATAGATTCTGTGGAGGATTTTGATAGATTGTTGAACAATCTAATGGCAAGCGAAGAAGACAAAAAGATTATAGAAATGCATTATAAACAAGGAAAGTCTTTGGGATACATTGCAGATATTTTAGGTATGTCGGAATCATCTGTTAAGAATAAGCACAGAAAACTATTGATTAAAATTGGAAATATTATGTAAAGTAAGGGAGATACGTTTTGTATCTCCTTTTTGTGTACTAGGAATACATTTTATTTATACTTTTATTACAATAATAGTTGTATAATGGAGTCATACAAAAGGAAGGGAGGGAGTGGAAATGACATACCCTTATGGTGGTTATGGCATGGGAAAGCCGTTGAGTCCTTACCAACAGCAAATGTATCAAGATAGAGTAAATGCATACGACCAACAGCAATATGCAAATCAGTATAACGGATATATGAGAGGTCAGCAAGCATTTAATCAACCACAACAAATGATTAATTGTAGACCTGTTTCCAGTTATGACGAAGCAAAGGCAAGCATGATAGATTTGGATGGTAGTTTATTTGTTTTTACAGATGTAGCAAACAAAAAGATTTACACAAAACAAATCATGTTGGATGGAACAGCGGAATTAAAAACATATGTATTAGAGGATAATCAAAATAAAATGCAGGAGCAACAGGCACAACAAAACAATATGTATGTTTTGAGAAAAGATTTTGAAGATGTTATTAAATCAATGAAGCAGAGAATTGAAGAACTTGGAGGAGGTGTCCTAGATGAACCAGTTGGAAATGATGTTTAAAAATAATCCATTATTTGCAAGGGCGAAACAAATGGCACAAGGAAAGTCAGAGAATGAATTGAAACAGGTAGCAAATAATCTTTGTAAACAAAGGGGTATTAGTTTAGAAGATGCATATAACCAGTTTCAAAATCAAATGAAACAAATGCAATCAGCATTTAGAAAATAAGGTATGAACCAATAGTGGTTTATATAAATAAAAATCATACAGGAGGTACTTATCATGGGTATGGATGGTAGCGGATTAAGCGTAGCTGATGCTTTAGCATTAGGCAGAGACAATGAAGGTATGTTTGATGGCAATGGCAGTTGGGTATTTTTTCTTTTCTTCTTACTTGCATGGGGCGGTAACTGGGGAGGAAACTGGGGAGGTAATGGCATGAATGGAACAGCAAGTGCATATACAGATTCAGCCATTCAAAGAGGTTTTGATAATCAAGCGGTTATCAACAAATTGAATGGTTTAGAGAGTGGACTTTGTGATGGTTTCTATGCTATGAACACCTCACTCTTAAATGGTTTTAATGGCACACAGCAGGCGATTAATAATGTAGCCGTTGCAGGTATGCAGAACACAAATGCACTTGCCACACAGTTAGCAGATTGTTGCTGTACAACTAATCGGAATCTTGATGCTGTACGTTATGAAAATGCTCGTAACACTTGTGACATTGTTAATGCTATCAAAGCAGATGGTGATGCAACAAGAGCATTAATGACACAGAATGAAATCCAATCATTAAGGGATGAACTTCAAACAGCTAATTTCCAGTTAAGTCAGCAGGCACAAAATGCAACATTAATTTCCACATTAAGACCGACACCAATTCCAGCTTATCAGACCTGTTCACCTTATGAGAGTGCTTATATGTATTCTCATTATAACAACGGTTGTAACAGTTGCTGTGGGTGCTAGGTAGTATTTTATCCGCTTAGAGCGTGAGAATGTAGGGCGGTAGAAATACCGTCCTTATTTCGGCTTGTAGAGCGTTAGAGAGGGGTTTGAGAATAT